CCCTTGAAATTTAGTGCATCAATAACGCCGCGAGCAGCAATCAGCGCCTTCTCTTTATCAGCGTCGGTGGCAGCACTCCAAGCGACCTCGTGTAAACGCTGCGCGAAGTAGCTATTCGCCTCCGTGAGCCGTGCGGCGGGCGTCTCCCCAGCCTGCATTCCGTAATAGGAGAAATTTAATGCCATGACAGCCTCCTACTGTGCAATCCAAGAATACTGACTGCCCACAACAACATCGTTCTTCGTTACTGTGACAGTGAAGCTGGCGTCACCCTTCTGTGTCTCCGTGACTGTGACAGTAGCCAAGTTGCCCTTGACAGTCTCCGTAACGCCAACTGCGGCCAGGTTGCCTTTGACGGTTTCAGTGACGCCGACCGTGGCCAGGTTGCCCTTGACAAGCTCCGCAATTGTCACACTCTCGGTGACGCCCTTGACAGTTTCCGTAATCGTCACTGTCGTGGAACCCCCGACCAGATTCGTACCGTTCCCAGTCATTGCGGCCACGTCGGTCTTTGCAAGCGTGCCCTTGAACTCAACAACCCAGTCTGCACTCGGGCCGGGTCCGCCAGTCACTTCCACGTCACCAACCTCAACATTGGACAAATCTTCCAACGCAGTCTGAACGGCGGCGGCATTTGCATTGTAGGCAATTGCTGCCGTCGTCTGACCGGAATATGTCAACGTAAAGGTGCCGATGTCAACGGTATCTGGAATACCAACGGTCTGCTTCTCGTTCTTTCCGCAAACGCCCGTAATTGCCACCACGTTGGTCTTCGCCAGCGCGCCGATGAACTCGACCACCCAGCCCGCCGGATCGCCGTCCATCACCGCCACGTCATTGTCACCGATGTTGTTCAACAGCTTCAACGCGGTTGCGATCTGAGCGGAAGTCGCGTCGTAGGCCAACTCGCCCGTCGATTGCCCGCTGTAGGTCAGAATCAACTTGTCGTTGGCCGCACCGCCCGTGACCACCACGGTCTGCTTCTCGTTCTTTCCGCAAACGCCCGTAATTGCCACCACGTCGGTCTTCGCCAGCGCGCCGATGAACTCGACCACCCAGCCCGCCGGATCGCCGTCCGTCACCGCCACGTCATTGTCACCGATGTTGTTCAACAGCTTCAACGCGGTTGCGATCTGGGCGGAAGTCGCGTCGTAGGCCAACTCCGCAGTCGATTGTCCGCTGTAGGTCAGAATCAGCTTGTCGTTGGCCGCACCATCCGTAACCACAACGGTCTGCTTCTCGTTCTTTCCACAGACGCCTGTGATCGCCGCTACGTCGGTCTTCGCCAGTGCGCCGATGAACTCGACCACCCAGCCCGCCGGATCGCCGTCCGTCACGGCCACGTCCGTGTCACCGATGTTGTTCAGCAACTTCAACGCGGTCGCAATCTGAGCCGACGTGGCGTTGTAGGCCAACTCAGCGGTCGATTGCCCGCTGTAGGTCAGGATCAGCTTGTCATTGGCTGCACCATCCGTGACCACGACGGTCTGCTTCTCGTTGATGCCACCATCGACACCGACCAAGAGCGATACATCAGTCTTCGCCAACGCGACGATAAACTCGACTGTGTAGGGACCGCCTGCGTTCCCGCTGACGCTGACATTACCGACTCCAATGTTCGACAACGCTTCCAAAGCGTCTTCCACCGCAGCCGCCGCCGCCTCGACTGCAAGGGGAGCGGTCGTTTGGCCGTCCAGTGTCAGGGTGAAAGTCTCGCCAACAATATCCCCAGCAATCGTGACGACTTGCTCCGAATTGGCGGCCGGCGTGGCGACGACGTAAATCGTACTCGGGTCTTCGATGTACAGTTGCAACTCTTCACCTGCCGGAAGAGGATAGCCCCCGGCCACCGTGACGCCCACACGCCCGACGTAAATCACAATCGTGTTCGCCGTAGCGGCCCGCACACGCACGCCTTGCAGCACCTTCTGAGGGGCGTAGCCAGGAGCCACAATCGGCCGTGCCACAGCGTCAGCACCGCCATGTCCGGCCCAAAATTCATTGACTGCGAGTTGCACTAGCATAGTTGTCACCCTTCACTAAGTCAGTTTCGGTTGCCCCGCACCCCGCACATTCGGGTCTGTGGTGGGTTGTAAATCAGTATTGCGGCTCGCGGCTTTCTCGGCTTTCCCGGCATTCGGATCAGCCGACAAGTCAATCACGCCTTTCGCCGCCGGGTCGCTATGCCCCTTCAGAACACCTTGAGACTCTGCGATGCGTGCAATACGCGCCGTATGGTCCGTTCGCGCTTCAAGATATTCTTTGTCGTCGAAGCCCAGGGCCACAGAAGCGGTCTTCTCACCGCACACACCCGCCTGCACCGCTTGCACGATGGCAGCCGGATCGCTGGTGGTGTAGTTGGCACCGTCAATCTCACGGTGTATCTCTTCGAGATCGTCCACGCTAACCTTGCCGCCCAACAGTGTAGAGGCGATGTTCTTCGCCAGTTCACGCTTGACTTTGCGGCCGGGGATCGCTGCCATCAGCTTGTTCAAGTTCTGCGCTTCCGTGATGCGTTCGCCGTCCGACTTCAACGAGTACCGTTCCGGGTACTTCACTGTCGCAATTGCACGTCGGCTGGGTACACGCTCCTCGTAAGCGGCCCAAAACTCGGCGATCTGCCGCTCAGCGCTTTCCAGCAACAGGCCGATGAAGGATAAGCCGGCTTCAAGCCCCGAATTATCCATCGCCTTGGACTCGGCCGAAACACGCACGGCGAGACTCGACACGGCAAGGTTCACCAACTCGCGGATGTCCCGCTTCAGCCGGTCCTGCAATTCCAAACTCGCCCGCAACGGCTCTGCCGAGGGATTGATGAAGGTCGGTTGATTCATGCCTTTGTCGTAGGCCCGACCGTGCATCGCACCGACCTTGATGTCCGTTTCCGCCGCACCTTGGCCGCCACTCGTGGCTGTGCCATCTGCTGTGGCGGTCTGCTTCAAGTGGGCACCAACCGCGCGCAAGTCCTTCTGTTCAGTGTAAAATGGAAAATTGCAGCGCAACGCATAGCTCACGTCGCTGGACCCAAGATTCAACAACGCAATTTGCTGCTGGCACACGTCCTTAATCAAACTGCGGCCACTGTCCAACAGCGTGAAGGGAATATGCTCCAATTCCAACTGGATTGAACCCGCCGGATTGCCGTCCGCGTCACACGGCCCACCCGTGAGATCGTAAAACTGCAAGTTGACGCGACCGTTTTCAACCCAGAGATAGCGATACCGTGTAACATTCAAGGTCGGCAACAACGTCGCCTGGTCGTACTGCATCGTAGTATCACGCAGCAGCACAGCCTGAAACTCGGTTGGAGCCTCGGGCTTCGCGCATGTCCAACTCAAAATATCTTCTACCTGGTAGCAGTAGAGGTAGGGATTCGCAGCAGCCACGTCGGCAAGAGTCGCGCCGGATGGAACTGGCGGGGCATCGACGTAGATGCCGACCTTCCCCATCACCAGCAATTCCGTTAAGACCTTGACGCCCAGAAAAGCGTTCATGGTCGCGCCACGCCTGTCTACACCGAGATTGTTGCCATTGACGGCGTTTTGATAGCTCGAACTCCCGCCCTTACGCACCACATCCCGAAGACGCTGGTAGATTGAATTGCGAATATCGTCTACGGCCGCGCCGGCAAACCTGGGTACGGGAGTCATGGCCTTCCGGGTTGAAAACTCCGTGGGGTCTTCGCGCGCACTGAACCTTTCAAGATAGGATTCGCGGAATTCGTCACCACCAGAATACGACAAGCGCCATTTGGCCCAATCGGTCAAACCACTCACAAACCCAGGATGTCTCGAATCCACGAGGTTAATTGTTTGTGCCATTAACTAGCCTCCACTTGAAACGCCCGTAGATACCGAGCCGCAGACTCAAGCCGTTCTGGATTATCGTCATAGTGGCCTAAGCCGCGATTACACTTGCCGCACAACAACGCACGAACCTGCCCGGTTGCATGGTCGTGGTCAAATGATAGCGTTGCGACTCAAGACGCCGGCACGCTTTGTACTTACGTTGCAAACCGTCCGCAGTCGCCTTCAACCTATGAAACGCTTCCAACGGCTTCTCGACGCCACAAGTCTTGCATTGCTTTGTGGCGGCCATGAAGGATTCCTGTTAGATGTCTTCGCCCCCGCTGCTCACCGACGCGAGTTGGAGGCCGATGTCGCTATAGACCAGCGAATGGCAAAAATGGTCCTGGCCGGTCGAGATATATGTGGCCGCAAGATTACCGGTCGCATCACGTTCATACGTCCTTACGACGTTTTTCAAGGCTTCCCTATACTCCAACGAAATGTCCCGAGGGAGTAAAAGTCGCGGCGGATTCGACTTAAAGCGACCGAGCGTGCAGGCCAACCAGTTAGTGCGATCTACGTAGGCGATTGGTGCGCCCGTTTCTTCCTCTTGGACGTGAATTTCCTTCGCCGTCTGACCCCGCCTGTACCGCGTGAGCCATGCGTAGCCCGGGAACTTGCGAGCAAAGCGGCGGGCGTCATTGACATTGGGGTCGGCATCTACCACTGCCGCCAAAATCTGCCACTCGCTCATCAACTCTCCAACGTAAACCCACCCATCCTCAAGAAACTTGCCGAACCAAAGCAACTTGCCGATGGCGGCGTTATTGATGTCGTTGCCAGGGCGGCGGTCTAACAGCCACTCCACCACAGAAATGTAGCCAGTCCGTCCTTGATCTGCCCCAAGCGTTATCAGACGTTTACCGCCAACCTTCGGACGTGGATCATTGATCGAGTGGTTGCGAACGCAGGCATCCAACATCGCATCAGTGATTTGCGCCCCGTCGCCGATGAAGGGCGTGCCCAACTTCGAGTTGTGGAATTCAGTCGATGCCGCCTCGTCGCCCAGGCCGCGATGGTACGCGATTACTAACTCGCCGGGGGACACCGTGGTCGAATAGAGTTGGTTGATGTAGAAGCTACGTGACTCATCCGCAGAAACTTGCAACTCAGTCGGCCGCCACACGCCGTTCTTTAGATACTCGTGCTTGCCGACGTGCGGCAACTGATGCTTGCACTCTTTGCACTTGAGGAAGGATTCCTTGCAACGCGGATCGTTGCCGGATTCACCGATGATCTCAACGCAGTCCGGCCACAGAAACTCGGTCCACCGCGAACAACACGGGCATTGGAAGTTGAAATGCTCTTGCGTGCCCGTGAGATACAGCTTATGAATGCCGTACTTCGGCACGGTCGGCGTACTAACCGCCAAGATATGCTTTTCGATCTGCCCCGACAGCCGCTCCAACGCGAGCCATACCGCATGAATATCCATCTCGTCCAACTCGTCCAAGACTAACTCGGACACCGGAATGGACTTCAAGTTGCTGTCACCGCGGCTGCCGCGGATGTACAGGACGTTAGTGCCCGTCGATTTCAACCCCACTGTATTCGTATCGACGAACAAATCCCTGAGATAAGGACTCAGCTTCAGGGCCGTAGAAAAGCGCGCCTTGGAAAAGTCACTCGCGTTCAACGCTGTCGGCAGAACATAAAGCACATCCCGCTTCGACTGGTCAAGCGTGAAGAACGCGCGGTTGATGCCGGTCTCAGTCACGCCCATTTGGGCGGCCTTCATGGCAATCGTCCACTGTGCCTTGCTGTCGTGAATCTCCCGACACCAAGGATGCCACTTGAAACTATATGGACCGTAGAAAGGTGCCCCCATTACACGTCGATGCTCAGCCCACCGACTGCAAGACGTGAGTGTCCTGCTGCGCATTCCTTCCGCCATTGTTTTCGTCACAAGGCTCAACAAGGAATTCATAGCGTGGCGTCATAGTTGTGAGATTGCAGTCAGGGTCTTCGACGACGAGAACGGCGCGGACGCTGTTGTGCAGCAACGTCAACTACAACCACCGTCTTTGGCGGCAGCGGCTTGGGCTCTTCCGGGCAGTTGCGGCAACGTCGTCGTGAGGCCATTACTAACACTCACCAAGGATTCGACTTCGGCAATGTCCTGTGTCCGCACAACCTTCTTGCCAGAGCAGTAGACAAAGAAAGTCGGCACGCTGGTGACACCATACTCCCGAGTTATCGCCGGGTTGGCGTCAATGTCCACAATCTGCACTTTCACCCCGTCTGCTGCAATCTTGTCCAGACGGGGCTTCACCTGCCTGCAAGGCCCGCACCACGTCGCCATGAAAGCAAGCACTTTCGGTGACAAGCAGCCATCGGTGTTTTGACTCAATTGCGGATTCGCGCAGCCGATTACCAGCATCAAGGCGGCCAGCAACACTGCGGCGAGCAGCAAAAATGTCTTCATTGTCAGACTCCGATTCTCATGCGGCTCTCAGAAATTCCAAGAGCCGTGTGAGAATCAGCCCTGCGATTACACACAGGGCTGACAAGACTTGAACCGGCCGAGCCGGTGTGTTGAGTTACTGGGCGACCGGGACAACAAGTGTGTCCAGCGCGGCGATCTTCGCCTTCATCAGAGCCAAACCTTCGGGTGTGGCGAGCTTCTTCGCCAGCACATTCTCGTAAGTCTGCGACAGTTCCTTTTCGATGGCGTCACTGCCAGCGTCCACCAGCTTATGCAGATCGTGAATCTTCTCCACCATCTGTTGGGCATCACCCAAGGCGAAGGCTTCCAACAGGTCGGGAATCCACTTGAGGCCGGCGGTTCGCAGCTTGCCGGCAAGTATCTGGGCGGAGCGCTTCTTCTGTTGCAGCTTGGCATTCTGGCCAAACAGCCACTTACCGACTTCACGACCAACAAGCACAGCGACGACGATTGCAAGAATCCAAATCACGGTAACAGGGTTCATGTTTCTACTCCAAGATTCTGGGATTAGTCATACGAAGATCAAACACCACACGATGCACTACGTCACTACTTCACAGACTCGTGCATCTTTCGGTACAGCGGCTTGCCGTAGCCAACCACGATCCCCGCCAGCACTCCAAAGAGGCAGAGGCCAGGGAACCACACCCACTGCACGTCGCTTTCAATTGGCTGCCCGTCGATGTTAGGCGGCCCGCCATTGTCAAGCGGATCGGGGTCCGGGTCGGGATTCGGCTGCGGACTAGGATTCGGATTCGGGCGACAACGATCCTCCATGTCCCTTCGCCAAGGCAATATCGGCCGGATGCCTTGTGCCACAGTGACGCCGTTCGCCAACGCACCATTCAGCCCCGCCGCCGTCATAGGAATGTTCTTCCCGGCCGATTCGTAAACCACGCTTCCATCCGGCCGCTGCATTCTCACTGTGGGGAGACCCTTGATGTTCGCGGCGTAGCGCTCCTTGTAAATAGCCGTACTGCTCGTGACTTGGCTGAAATGGACTTGACCCTTCAGCTTCTTCAGGCTCGCGTCCGCCGAAAACCAGCCCACGATCTCTTTGTAGCGGACATCATTCGCGTTGCCGACCACCGAGATGGACCATTTGCCACCGTCCTGCGGCAAATTCACCACGCGCTCTTCAGCCAAAACCCCATTCACCGTATCGGCGAAGCAAGGAATGACCGAAGCGAGCAAAAAGAGTGCGCTCAAGATCAGCTTCTTCATGTTGAATCTCTCTCGTGTTAATGAAAGTAAACGCTATTGAGTAAGCGGAGCCGCGGGGGAGTAAACCACCGTCACGGCCCAACCGAAAGATGCTTGCCATTCCGCGATCAGCGTCTCGCGCGGAATCCAGATGAACTTCTCGACATTGTTATTGTCAAGAATTGCTGCATAGGTGTCGTCAAGATGCACGAGCGTGACCATGTGTTTTCCGCCGCGAACCGTGATGCCGCAGCCGCGACGAGTGCGACAACTCCACTCCAGGAAGCGCACGTCACCGTTAGTCACGTAGGCGTAGCGAATGTTCTCTTTGTCGAACTTCGCGGCAAGGTTGGTCGGCCACTCCCCGTTGCCGTAAGTCTTGCGCCAATAGTCCGCCGTATTCGGCCGCCCCTGCCAGCGCAGAAGCGAGATCATCGACGCATGGACGCACGAACCTTGACGTTGACTCCCGAGCCAGTTACTCTGTCGATCAGCCTTCGGTACGTTGACCGCGGGCATTTCCTTCTTGACTGGCTTGCGGATTGAGGGAACTGTATAAGGCAGTTCGCAGCCAGCACAAGTGACAAGTAGCGCGAGTACGAGTAGCAAATGTTTCACAGTATCCTCCGAGGTTTAAGCAAAATCTCGTACCGACGAAGATGGCGACAGAGACGATTGGGCGACCAGCGAGAAACATTATCTGTAGCATGTAACCCGATGTCCGCATACGCCGCAGCCACCTGCTCAGAGCAAAAAATCATGTGCAGGCTCGCCGGATGGAGTAGAGATTCGGCCCACGACAATCCTATCCCGGCTGAACGTAATGCGCCGAGTGCGTCATACGGTCGCCCGAGAGTCCCCATCAAGAACTCTGTCAGCCGTTGATCTTCAGCAGGATACAATGAGCGATAGAGCGGATACAACCACGCCTTACCGCGGTAGCGCTTCAAGACAGCATCAAGCGAATGGGCCTGCGTCCCGCAGACCGACTTGCCGAGGATTTCACAAGGCGAGTCGCCATCGAGCGATGTACTCTCGAAGAGTCGCAGCTTGCCATCCGGGCTGTTTGCCAGGACGCCAACATGACTGAGGCCGTACAACGGGATTCCATAAGTGGCAACATTGACGGCGGCACTGATCCACGAACGGCCGCTAAATCCTACAATGTCCCCTGCCTTCGCTTCGGGCAGCACGATCTTTCGCGTTAAAGGGCACATTGGCGGCCTCCCGACTAACTGTTGTGTTGACGTTGAGACGCCTGCTGTTGCCGCTGCGTGAAATGTGATACTTCGCCTGTGCGTCTGCAAAACAGTCTTCGCACCGAGTTTCCGGGGCTGAATACTTGACCAGTTTGCCGCACGCGCACCAGACGAGTTTCATGCAGCCTCGATTTCTGGTTCCGTATTATCGAGGTGGTGAAAAGCAGCGTCGATGTCTGCGATCATCACGTCCACAAGCTGTTCGTAGTTTGACACGCCTTCAAGGCGGTCCACCACAATCTGACAAAGCCGCTGACCCAGCCGTAAGAGTGCCGGCTTTCCGACCAATTGCCCCAAACTCTGCTCCAGCGAGTGACACGTCTTCATCAGACGTTCGAGCGTCAACAAGAGAGTGTTGACCTTAGAATAGGCGTTGACCATATCCACGTTGGAGACGGCCATCGTCAAAGTGCGTTGCACCATCATCCTGACTAAAGCGATCTCTTCCCGCAGCGACTTCAACTCATCGTCGGTCGCATAGCGGTCCAGCAGTCCTTGATCCTCGGCCGCGGCCAGCGTGTACTTCCGCAACCGGCGGGCTGGTCCACGATCCACGCCATTGTGCTCTAAGCAATAATCCGAGCCATCGGCTGCTACGTGATCGCACTGGCCAATGGGATTCGCCCCCTTGCAACGGTGTGGATCAGCCAAATCAGTCACACGTTGTTTCATAGACACTGGCTCCTAAATAGACTTAATGAAAAATCACGTTTTTTATTCAGGAAAAAACGCCATTTTATCCCCGAAGGCCCTACAACAGCCTTTTCGCCGCGTCAACTCCAATTTCCACTGCCGTCCTTGATTCAACTTATAGAGGTTGGATGACCGCACTACGTAAAGACGTGTAAACGCCCCAGTCCCATACGAGGAGCCCGATGACACACTTCCACCGTGAGAAAACCCTTGCCGCCCCGTCGCCCACTGGCCCCAAGCCGAAGTTGGAAATGGAGCAACTCCCAATCTTCCGCGTACACTGCCGCAAACTGGAAGCGTACTTCTGCCAAGTCTTCCACTGGGACAACTTCGACTTCCTCATGGCCACAGGCACGACCCCTGGACTGGCCCCGGAATACCGCGTCGGAACACCACTCTCGCCGGGCGGCGATGCGGCCCGACGCGCGTCGATGCTCCGCAGCGGCCGACAGACGCGCGAGGTGGCGCTGATCCTGTCTGTGCTTTGCACAGATGGTTACATCCCGGCTGGCACCTACACTGTGGATACCCGACCCGAGACGCCGCCGCTGGAAATCTACAAGGCCCTGTTACGGAAAACCGGAACGCCGGAGTCAAAAGAATGCCGCGAGTTTCGCGCGGCCCACCGGCATGATCGAGACTTCACCCGCACCGCGGCCGAGATTGACACGCAAGTGCTACAGACACTCAAGGAGATGAATGGTGCCGACGCCTAGCGTTTCTTCGCTGGCTTCTTCGTCTTGGCGGCTGCCGTCTTCATCTCAGCCATCACGGCGCGTGTCTCATTGATGATCGCGCCAAGGGCCTCATTCCACGTCTGCGCGTCAATGATCCGCAGCGGCGTCAAGGACACACCGGGAAAGGTGATGCGGATTTCACTCCCGCGCCCTGACTTGTAGTGGCTGATCTCCGACTGAATGGTGAGGCCCTGATTCTCGCCGCTAGTAAACGGCAAGACGCTGAGACGCACACCCCAAGCGAACACTTCACGGTCGATCATTGGTCTGGCCCTCGTGACTCAAGTGGACCCTCTATTCTACGTCACGAAGTCAGCGTCGTAAATAGGCCGGATCGAACAATCGCTTGAGAACCGTACAAGCATAAATCGAAGCGTTTCGATCCGGCCGGTAGACAACCCAATCAGGCGTTTGATCGGCCCAGCACCAGAGGTACTGCGGCGGGGTGTCGGCTGTCCACTCCATGCCCCTCTGCATCGCTGCCGCTCGCAAAGCCTCAAGATCACCGAATGCCCGCACCTTCGCAACCACTTGATACTCCATGCAACCGACCAGTTGCCGACACGCCGGACAGCGTGGGCCAAACATCCAACGAGTAGACGTGCGTGCCACGATGTCAGAGCTACAGTCGCAAACGATGCGAACAATGTAGTAAGTCCGCTTCGTCGGTCGCGGTGCCTTGCACCGTGAACACTCGTGCCCAAGGTACTTCTTGACGATACATTTTGCCGGATCGTGCCCGCGTCTGCGTCTCATTGAAACAGCCCCGGATCGTCGAGTGCCCCACGAACCATCTTCGCGCCAATCTTGCAGATGGCCTTGTAGTAGCCCACGCTCAGATGATCGCTTTCATAGTGATGAGCATACTCGTGTAGAAGCACCTCGTTTACAGCATCAGTGATTCCATGCTCAAAGAAGTCCCGGCCACAACGGGCCAGATTGAACACCAGCCGACCCTTGCCATAAGTGGCCCCGTAGGGCCAGTCCGGTTCACGAGCGATCAGAACGTCAACCCCACAGTCCAGAAGTAAATTGCCCATCGTCTCGGCGTAGTCGGCAACTTGCCGCATCCCCGGTGTCCACTCGTCCTCGGGAATCACGTCCAGAGGATCGCCGTCCGGGGAGTACGGCTTCGGAGTCGGAGTGACTGTCCCGGCGGTCGGCAGCACTCCGGCTCGACGAACATTCTCCCACTCGCCCCCTGTGAGGCTCCCGCCATAGACGACGGGCCGCCCCTCGGACTGCGACCGCTTGTTCGCTTCCTGATCGGAGGGATCATAGCTGACGGCATTCGCGCCGAAGCGGAGGGTCACGGCTGCCTTGACGGCCTCGTCACTGACCCGCTCGTCGCTGCACGCCTCACGCACCCACGTCGGTGTAGCATCTTCCAGCAGACGGTGCGTGGCGTTCAGCACGGCCACCCGGATCGTCCGTAAGTAGGCCGGCGTCACGTTGTCCCGATCCATATTCAGCGGTATTTTCTGCTGAACATCAACGTGGTAACGGTCCCCGGTCTTGACCACGGGGATGCCCATTTCGTAGAGCATGGCCGTCTCACCTCCTGGCTCGTAGACCCGCACCAGCGTCTTGCGGCTGGTCTTTCGCAACACACCTTCATCATCAGCCACAACGGTCGGCAGGACTTCGTTGAAGAAAGCCACCGGACGACGAGGTTCCAGAATGCGACCGTTATAAGTCGTGACGATCCCGTCCGGCGGGATCAGCAACTTCATTGCCCGGTCAATCTCGTTCAACTCAGCCCGTGCCATGAGCACGTCGGCCTCGAACATCGACCCGACTGCACGCCGACGTTGCCGCTTGTGGCGTCCAGTTGAATCGAACTCCACTGTCCCGGTCGTCGTTTCAATAAGTGCCCGCTTCGCCAGCGCCAAAACCAGCTTCTCGCCCAGATTGAAGCGGCCCCGCTGCTCAGCGTTGTCCTTCTTCCGGCTCGCGGCGAAGAGCGTGTAGGCATCTCGCAAGTCCGCAAAGCCGTCCGGGTCATCGTCAGTCACGGTGATCCGCACGTCGCGGCTGCCAGTCACGGGCGTGAGTGTCACGTTGACTTCCGTGACGTTTTGATCCCAAGCGTTTTGCAGCAGTTCATAGACGATGAACGCCTTGGATCGCCCGGCCATCAGCTTCGCCAGACCCGCCCTATCCACATCGAACCAGTTGTTCATGGGTTCTCCACGGTAAAGAAACTTCGCTCGTCAAAATGCAAGTAGAATCGCTCAATGCCGCGCATATCCTCCGCCGC